AACCTGCTTACGCGTTGTCAGATTTAAAAGGAGGCATGATACAAGAATCTTCCACTGGTTAGGCCAGAGATCTTCTTGAATTAAACCATGCGGAGACTTTGGAGGTACCCAGTCACTCATTTTAATTACTCCTTATATGAATAATACTACAAGAGTGATGGATTTTACACGTTATACGTAAAAATTAAATGAAATTCCAACAGCTACTTCCAGCCTGGGAGTGCCTATGTGATTTGCTAGGTTATGCTTGCATGCCTCATCAGCGTCTAAAAACCAATTGGCATGCCCCCTTGTATGAACAATATCAAGAAAATAATCTCGATGCTTACCACAATTAAGTGCCATCATCTCATAGACCTTTCTATTGAGTCGTTCGGTCTCCTCAGCAGAGGCTTTAATCTCCTCGACCTTCCCCTTCTCAAATGAGGAAACATCGTGGATCATAATGGTGGCATCACGATCAACATATCTCATCTGCTCATTGCCGAATGAAAACAGAATCGCACCACATGACATGGCCTTGCCTGATACAATTGTAGCCACAGGAAGATGGGCTGCATTTATGGCACTTATCATAGCCATTAAACTGTAGACCTGTCCACCATATGAATCAATGACAACAGGAATTACGGTCTGTCCTGTGTTATGCGCCTTCGACATGTCGTCCGCAAATTTCTTAGCAGAGGACTCGTCAAACTTATTAACACGAATGTACATCGGCGCCTGTCGGAGTTCGACCTCCTTGATTCGCGGATCCACCTTACTAACAATATTCATAATTTTACCCACACTTTGACCAGCCGCAAGCCGAGCAAGTCACGCAACCTTCGATATAAATAAAAGCACTTTCAGAACTACACTCAGGGCAGGCCTTAAAACCATTAGCCTTGGTGCCGTTCTCGATATAATTTTTAAGAACCCTAGCAACAACCTTTGAAAATGAGAACAGGTCCGCGTCCCGATCCTTCTGCAACTGCTCCACCACATACTGAATGGGGGCGCCGTGGCGCAGGCCCAATGAAATTGTCCTAGTAAAGGCTGTGGCATTGGGGTTCGCAAATAGTGCAACCACATCCTTCAGGATTATCTCATTTCCATTCTCACCAAACGCCAGGTCATACTTGGAATTCATCGTCTTACGTGGATTTTTAATAAGCTTGCCTGACCGATACTTTCTAGGTATTTCCACAAAACTTGAGAGGCCTCCTATAATCTCATAAGGCCTATCTTCCATCAATCCGACTAAAATTGTCCATGCCTCACCCTTAATTGTTGCGTGATGAATGTGACAAAAAAGTGCTGGTGGGCGCTGGGGCGCGTGGTGCTGCCTAAACTTCTTTTTTACTAACACACCGGATCGACAATTTTCCCTATAAACGGTGACGCCCTTACATCCCTTCTTCCATGCTGTGGTATAAATGTCCTTGACAGTCTCAATGTCAGTGTCCTCTGGCACATTCGTGGTATTAGAAATAGCGTGACAAATCCAACGCTGTGCGGCGGCCTGGACATTTACCTTCTGCACCCAGTCAATATCATTGGAACAAGCACCGTAATAAGGAGACTCCTCCACATTAGACTTTCCAGTTATATTCATCCATGTTTGGAAACCGGGATGGTTAACTTCATATTCTTTCCACTTATCTCCCACATCATCCACAAAATCAAATTCCTCGTCATCGGTAACCTTACGACGACGAGTGTAGCGCAGCAAGTAGGCAGGCTCAATACCTGATGTTGTCTGTGTAAGGGTCGAAACTGAACCTGCAGGAGCGGTGGTTGTAAGGGCAATATTCCTTCGGCCGTGAGCCTCCGACATCTCCTCGATATCTGGGGCAACCTCCCAAATCCTCCTAAGGAAAGGATGATTAACCTCTTTGTCGTGATCGTGAACCGGAAATGCTCCCCGCTCACGAGCCATAATACATGAACTTCGATATGCATTGATAGCCAAGCATCGATAGATGCTCTCAACCAGACGAATAGACTTGTCAGAACCGTACTTTACGCCAAGTGCAGCCAGGGTATCACCCACAGCCGTAACTCCAAGGCCCGTCCGGCGCCCCTTAATTGCCCTATCCCGAATATTTCTCCACAGATCCAGCTCAATTCGCTTTACCTGCACCATCTCCGGGTCTGACTCAATCTTCGTGATAATCTCATCGACTTGCTCGACCTCAAGATCAATGAGGTCATCCATTAGTCGTTGTGCCTTTTGAACCACGCCTGCCATCTTTTCAAAATCAAATGCCGCAATATCGCTGTAGGGATCCTTAATAAAGGACCGCAAGTTTATCAGCATTAATCGACAGCTGTCATAAGGAGAAAGCACAATCTCCCCGCACGGGTTAGTAGAAGTAGTAGCAAAACCCTCATCAGCGTAGATATCGGCAGGAGAATTTCTCTTAACATTATCCCAAAAAAGCAGGCCGGGTTCAGCGCATGTGTGCGCAGACTCAATTATGTCATGCCATAGGGCATCGGCGTCGATCATCTCTGAGATAATGTGATCAGCATCCGGTTCAACAGGAAAACGTAACTCAAATTGTTCCTTATCACTTACCGCGTTAAGAAACTCATCAGTTAATCGCACACTAATATTCGCGCCGGTTACCCTTGCCAGATCTCGCTTGATCTTAACGAAATCTCTAATCTGGGGATGGTGGACCGATATTGTCAACATTAGAGCCCCGCGTCGACCTCCCTGCGCAACCTCGCGACAGGAATTAGAATATCGATCCATGAACACCTCAATTCCATCAGTGGTCCGAGCCGCATTGGCTGTGGTCAGGCCCTTAGGTCGAATGGTCGAGATATCAAATCCAATACCGCCGCGGCGCTTTGCAATCTGGACAAGCTCTTGATCTGTCTTTAAAATTCCACCGTAGGAATCTGCAGGGGAGTCTATTACGAAGCAGTTAGAAAGCGACTGTATCTGGTAAGGGTTTCCAATACCCGCCATTGGTGATCCCTGGGGCACCACAAAACCAAAACCCTTGAAAAGCTGGTATATTTCCTCAGCCAAGAGTGGATTAGGATATTTCTTCTCAATCCGCGCAAACTCTTTGGCCATGCGTCGGTGCATGTCATCAGGAGTCGCCTCGAGAATATTTCCGCTATTATCAGTTAATGCATATTTCTTTGCAAAAACTGCTGCGGCCAATGTATCGCCTTTAAAATACTCGAGAGACTGCTTGAAAACACTTTCATAATCCACCGTTACACCTCATTAGTTAATTTTTCTAACTTCCTTAACCTCTTTCCACTTTTGGCGCAAAAGGTCCTTCATAGACTTTTCCTGCTCATGCTTGGAAATCTCTATGTCCTGAACATCATTATCTGACAATACACTTATTCTAGACTCTGTCGTATCGATTTTAACAGGTAAAATTAAACCATCTCGCCCAGCACGATTTTTTGCAATAAAAAGCCTGCCTGCACCATGAGCTTTTTCGTGGGCCTTTCTTGAAAGTGATAACACCACGTCTGCAACCATTGCCTTTCCATACGCCTCTGACATGTTCTCAAGACCAACAATGTCATTTTGCGCCGAAGACCTGTTTGCCTGTGACGCGGTCCAAACAGGAATATGTAATTCGGCCGAGAGGTTTCTTAACTCTTCATATATCATTTTTAATTCATGTCGCAAAGCATCAAACTTTCGAGTTGCACGCATAATGTCAGCGTAATCAATAATAATCATATCAGGCTTAAAATTTCTTAACAGTAATTTTTCAATATGGTTTCTAATCGTTACGACTGACGCGCTGCCAGTTGGGTACTCCTTGATTACAAGTCTTCCTAAATCTAATCTATTATATTTCTCTAGGACCTCCTGTTTCCTTTCAATTAGATCATTAATAGAAATTTCACAAATATTTGAGTCATATCGCAGCCCAGTGGCAATTTCTGACAATTCAAATGTGTAATGAATTACATTTTTTTCGTTTAAAAGTGCGGCAGCGCCAACCTGAACTAGGAAATGAGACTTTCCAACCCCAGTATTGGCAACGATCACACCAAGCTCTCCCTTCGCAAGTCCTCCATTGAGGATATAACGATCGTCCAGCTCGGCTATTCCAGTAGGACAGGCCAACCGAGTGACATCAACAAAGCGCGACTCGACGTCCTCAAGAAACTGGTGTCCGATGGAAGGCGTGGAGCCTACAGTCAGTGCCTCACGAATGACATTAAGAACATCGCCATCCTGATCGGTAGCAATCATGTCAACTGCCTTTTCAAGAGCTTCCCTCATAGCCTGTTTGCGACAAAAGTCAAGAGACTTGTCCTTTACATAAGCAATGTCACCCATGTCAGGATTAAGTTTAATCCGCTGGAGGTAATCGACTATCTTGTCCCGAAGCAGGACATCCGTTCCTTCACGAAGGTCATCCCGAATAATTGTGACCAGAAGCTGAAGTGTAGGAAATGTCTTGTACTTCTTGTGGTAATCAAAGTATCGCTGCCCAAGGAATCGAAGATACTTCATATCGAAATATTCAACTCGAATAACCTCAGACATCTGTTCCGCCCAGCGATGATCCGTCAACAGTGCCTGCACTATCTTTTCTTGGAAGGACGTCCCATGATCCGCAAATGTTGGAGTACTCATTGCATTACCATCTAATAGTTGCTAGCGGAAAGAAAAATTGATCTACATCAAATTGATTCATTCCACAGGCGATAATCTTTCTCATAAACTCCATTTTATCACATACCGGGGTAAAATTTTTAACAGTCGTATCAATTTGAGTAATCTGCGTATGGGAAAGTATTCCCACGTCAAGGTACATTAATTTCCAATTTCGAGTTATTAGATTTTCAGCCTCCAGCACCCGATTGTATAGCTTAATCTTAGAGTCGCCCTGGTCCCGACAAAAATTTATCACTTCATCAATGAGGACATCCCGTTCCTCAGCTAGAAATGGAAATCGCTTAGCGA